CGAGCACCAAAGCCCCAGCTCGTTTGAGGCCGTTTAGGACCCCTGATGGTATAGTTGATCCCGGCAGGAAAGCGTTGGATGGATTTTGTAGAAATACAAAATCTATCAATAAGCTCAGGCTTAGACAGTGTGTGTCAGAATATTTTGATTTCGTTTACGCGTTTTCGAATATCGATGTCACGCATAGGGTTTTAAGTTTTGAAGAAGCGGCGGCTGGTTTAGAATATGATCCAGATTTTTGTTGCATTGATCGCTCAACCTCACCGGGATATCCTTGGAATTGCATTCCACATGCTTTGAAAGGCAAGAAGAGATTTTTCGGGAGTGACGGTCCTTTCGAGTTTTCATCACGTGAGTGCATTGAGCTTAAGGCTCAATGTTACCAAATGATTGACTGCTTGATGAAAGGAGAGCGTGTCCCTCAGGTTTTCACAGATTCATTGAAGGATGAGTTGCGACCTAGAGAGAAAGTTAAGTCCGGAAGCACTCGGTTGTTTTCGGCGGGCAATGTCGCGCTTCTCATAGTTTCGCGAATGTTGTTCGGGTCCTTCCAGTTATTTTATGTTAAGAATAAGATACATAATGGAGGAACCCTTGGCATGAATCCTTATAGTGACGACTGGCATTATTTAGCTAGTCAGCTATTGTCTATGCCGGATCAGAATGGAGTCTCTTATATAGGGGCTGGTGATTATTCTGGATACGACAAGAGTGAAGTGCCATTGCCTCATGAATATATTGTCGATGAGATAAATAAATTTTACGACGATGATTACGCTTTGGCGAGGTCAACGTTGATAAAAGAGCTTACCAATTCTCGTCATATATTTAGGGGTATTATATATGAGTGGAGTGGTGGTATGCCTTCAGGGCATCCTCTTACTTCTCTCATGAACTGTATTTACAACCATGTATCATTTAGGATGTGTTGGAAGAAAATGCTTAATGATTATGAAGAATTCATTGATTTGGGCGATAATGCATTTGACAGTCACGTGAAACTTTATGTTCATGGTGACGATAATGTCTTTTGTGTTTCACCTAAATATGCTGATCTTTTTAATCCGACATTTATTTCAGACGCTATGTATGATACTATGGGTTTGATTTATACGTCAGAAACTAAGGATGTGGTTGCGTCCGAGTGGCGCTCTATAACGCAAGTTGAGTTTCTGAAGAGGAGTTTCAGATTTGACGATGAGGTTCGGCAATTTGTCGCGCCTTGGCGACTGTCTGAATTATTGGAATGCTTGTATTGGACAAAGGACAACGCACAACGCATTCAAATTATTCATGATAAGATGGAGTTGGTTATGAGAGAATTGTCTTTGCATGGTCGTGAGACTTTTGACAGACATTGTCATATAATTACTCGCGCTTATTATACTTATATG